GTCTCGGCTAGCAGTGCCTTGGTGCCGTGGAAGCGGCCGCGCGCGAGCAGGGCGCGGGTCGGGATGCGCAGCTCGGGCCGAGGGGGCAGCGGCGGTATCGGCAACGGGTCCTCACCATAATGGTGACAGCCGTACCCCCCTGCGCGGGCGTCCCCGAACACCACCTCATAGGGGGCCTCCACCTTCTTGATCTGCCCGGCACGGGTGTAACGCACTCCGGCCCAGTGCAGCACCACCGTGCTGTGCCACAGTCGTACCCACTCCGGGTCCGCACCCCGGCGCACCAGGCCGCAGATGGCATCGCTGGTCCCCTTGGCATACTCGGGTCCACTCACAGCGATGGATGCTTGCATGTCGCTGGAGCAGAAGCCGTTGATGGACCGCACTAAGGACCCGCGGACCAGTGTGCCTCCGCGGTATGAGATGCGCAGGAACTCTGCGGTATCGCGTGTGAGTAGCTGCTTGTGCGGGTTGACGTCGCACCCCATCCGCGTCAGGATGGCAAGCAGTTCCAGGGCCTCCCACTCCGAGCCCGCGATGGCGTCGACATCATCACCGCAGACCTCGTAGTGCAGGAGCGGCAGGCGGCCGTGCAGCCGCTCAAAGATGCGGCGGGCTATCTGCAAGTACATCACGTTCATCGTGCTGTTGATGAACGTCGTCGACCGCCAGCCGGTCCAGAGTCCGCGCACGAGGTGGCAGTAGTCGGCGTCTGACATTTCCGCTCGGGCCCAGAGGTTCCCTAGCGCCGCGGCTGCCCAGCGGCAGGCGCGCGCCACGAACATCGGGAAGGACATGCCGTCCCATGCTCCCAGCGGTTGCTGGCAAGCCTGCGCCACCGCCTCCGCCAGCCTCAGCCACAGCGCGCGCATGTCGGCGTGGTCGTGCAGGATATTGAAGTCAGTGTAATCCACCGCCAAGCGCACTGACCGCCCCTGCCGCCGTGGGTCCGTTCCAGCCAGCCGTGCCGTCAGGGCCGCCAGCTCCTCAAAGGCGGTTTTGTTGAGGGCGATGTGCCCGCTCTCTCGGTACCAGACGCGCTCGCCCGCATATAGGGCCAGCGACTCGACAAGCCAGTGGTATGCCGGCCCCGGCAGCAGCAGGCGCAGCTTGGCGGTCTCGCGCTTCACCACTGCTGTGGTGCGCGCCCCCGGCTCACGCTCCAGGCAGCCCACGATCTCACGGGTGCGCATCTCATTCAACCACAGGCGCTTTGTGCCAATGTGGCCGTCTTTGAACCGGTGCGCGGCCACACGCTTTGCGGCGCTGGTGCTGCCCAGTGGGGCCAGGGTGATGTATTCGGCATGCCAACGCCGTGGGGTCAAGTCGGTCTCCTCCGTAACGGCGCGGCTGTACACCGAGGCCAGGCTGGTCAACTCCTGTCGGAACAGCTCCTCGTAGGCCTCGTGGGTCCAGGCGCCAGTGCCATCCACCGCTACCTTGGGCTCGTTGGGCACTGTGCGTGCCGCGACGCTGCCGTCGTCCGCCACCGACCGGTGGAAGTACCGCCCCTGGAGGAGCTTGAGGTACAGCACATCATCCACCGCCAGGCCTTCAAAGAGCGGGGGCACAGCGCGCGCGCCGGGCGGTATCATGCAGAGCTCCCG